AGGTTACGCAGCCACTGGGCTGCGTAGGGTTCGATCTCGTTGTAGTAGGCGCTCAATGCACCATCTCCAGCAGCGCGGCCCGTGCGGAGGCCAAGGAGCGGGCGTGGCGCAGGTCGCCGTGGATGGATAGCGCCCGCCAGATGGGCCTGCCCTTGGCCCGCATATGGCCTTGGCGGACCCACCCGACCAATTGGTCGAAGTAGAAGACCTCATAGCAGCCGTCCGGCTTGAGGCGTGAGGTGTGGATCATCAGATGAACTCCCCAATCACAACCGCGTCCAGCTTGGCGACGATGGGGGCGAGCTGGGCCCTCGCCTTGCCCAGCAGGGCGGCGTCGGCCACGGTGAGCATGCACACGCTCATGGGGTGCTTCTTGGCGTGGTGGGCAAGCTTGAGGGCATTCATGTCGGAGGCGTCTTTCTTGTAGGCGTCGATGAGCTTTTGCACGGTGATTCTCCATTTCAGAGGTTGGTGGGTGTTTGGGGGAGTATGCCTCCCCCAGATTGGCCGGTGAACGGGGTGAACGTAGAGGTTCATGCCGCCTTCCTGACTTTCTTGGCTTTGATGCGGACGACCGGGAAGGCAACGCCCTCGACCTTGCAGGCGTCGATCTGTTCCTGCGTCAGGAACTGGAGGAGAAGCTTCTCGTCGATGGACTTGCGGGCCTGAAGGGCAATATCGAGGTCGGCGGTGTCGCCCTCGATGAAGCCGTAGCCGTTGACGATGTCTACGACATCCTTCTTGGCACCCTTAAGGGTGGTCTCGGCCTTGTCAAACTGGGCCTTGGCGCCGAGGTAAACTTCGACGGCGGCGGTGCGGTTGGCGAGGTAGTCGTGGATTTCTACGAACATATCAATCTCCATCTGGTTAAGTGCCGGTCTCCATCTCGACCGTGATTTGACTATAGGCGTAATGATTTCGCCTGTCAACTGGGTCTGCGTAATTATTTCGCTTTTTATGCGTCTTTCCATTCGTCATATTTCGTGTTCCGGTCTTCCAGTTGCTCCATGAGGATGCCCACTGCCTCGCCGGGAGTGGCGCCGTAGCCAATCGGGTCGTCCTCCTGCCCGTCATAGTCGTCGGTGACCGCGCACCAATCCCAGCTCCGGTGAAGCGAGTGGACGTTGAAGCTCACGATGATTTTGTAGTTGGTGGTCATGTCGATCTCCATAAAGTGGGCGGGGGCCGGGCCCCCTTTGGGGTTCAGATCTTGGCGTATTCGCTGGGGTCCATCCAGAAGGGCGTGTCCATCGAGCCGACCAGCTTGCCCTGAACAAATACGGCCTCGGTGTACTCGGCCTCGTCGGCGGTCTGCATGGCGACGATCTCGACCAAATCGCGGGCGGCTGCTTCGGAGTAGGGGTCTGCGCCGAGGACGTGATCGACGATGGCCTCGCAGATGGCGTCCCACATGCCGTCGCCCGTGGCGCTAAAGGTCAGGCCGGGGAGGGTCTCGTTGAGGGCGAAGAAGTTGAAAGTCATGTCGATCTCCATAAGGTAAGTGGCTCGGTCAGTGACCGTTCAATAGGTGTACGCGAAAGGATTTCGCCTGTAAAGGGGGTTTAGCCCCTGTGGATAACTTTATTTGATTGCGGTGTACTGATCAGCCGGGTGGACCATGGGGCGGTTAATCGTCCCGACGATCTCGCCCTCAACAATGACGACCTCCACGATGTCCTGCTCGGGAAGGTCTTCGAAGGCGATCATCTCATATCCCTCAACCGACCGGCGGTGGGGCTCTCCAAACATCTCCGTCGTCACGAGGTCGCAGAGCTCGTCCCAGAGGTCGTCGCCGAAGAGGGTGATGTTGCCGAGGTTCTTGTAGGTCGAGAGGAAGGTGAGCTTGGCCATGTCAATCTCCATAAGGTTGGGGGTAGGTGGGGGCCGAAGCCCCCGGTTAAATCAGTAAGCCGAAACGCGATCATAAAGATCGGCTTGAGCCTCGGGGCAATATTCGGCGGCGCGGAGCCATGCGCTTTCAGAAGCGCGCTCGAAATCCATTTCTGCGCGGATGTCGGCGACATAAGCCTCGTAACCGGCGCGAATTGCAGAAAGCTTTTCGCGGATGGAGTAATCGGCCTCAATCTCAACGTACTGGGCAAGACGCTCGTCGTCGGTGATGAAGATGTGGGCGACTTCGCAATCGGCGAGACGGCCAAACTGAACGCCATCAACGAAGAGGTTGAAGTCAGAACCAGAGCGGCGGGCGATGAACTTGGTCATGTCAGTCTCCATATCAATCAGTCAGGTCATCAGTGACCGTGATTAGAGTTATAGGCGTAATTATTTCGCCTGTCTAGCCCCAATCGACATTTTCTTGAAAATAATTTCAGTGGGGCTTTTTGCCCGCAAATCTGGGGGTCATTGTCCTTTCACCTGAGAGCGACTATCTTTGATGAGAACATGAGGGGCTTGAACATGGCTGTTAAGAAGGCGTTAAATCGCGTCCCGGCAAAGATGGGGCGCCCAACTCTTTACAAGGCAGAGTTCTGCGAGCAGGTCATTGCGCTCGGGAAACAGGGAAAATCCATCACGCAAATGGCTGCCAAGCTTGAGGTCGATAAGGCGAGCTTGCTGAAGTGGAAGAACGAGAAGGATGACTTCTCCACCGCTCTACGCGTGGCCTTGACCTACTCTCAGGACTGGTGGGAAGACAAAGCGCAGACCGGGCTCATCGACCGCAACTTCAATGCCGCCCTGTGGAAGCACTGCGTCACTAGCCGTTTCCGCGAGGATTACGCGGAAAAGCGCGAAGAAGGCCCGTCGATCACCATCGTAACAAACTCTGCCGTTGACGTTCGTCAGCTTGACGCTGACAGTCGTGACGCCCTACGCATGGCGCTGATGAGCGCCGGGAAGACCATCGAGCACGACCCGGGAGAGCGGTGATGCTCCAGCTCAATCCGCCGCTGCCGGTCATGACGCCCAAGGGCGCTGGGCTGGCGCACGTCATCATTGATTATGGCGCCGAGCACGACCTCGTCTGGGTGGTCTTTCAGGACACCGGCGAGTGTTGGTCGTGGCGCAATCAGGATATTAGAGCGCAGGCGAACGTCACGATGGGGAGGAAGATATGATCTGGCAACCAATTGAAACTGCGCCGAAGGATGGGGAATCGTTTCTGGTTTACATGAGGGCGGGAAGCATCGAAATTGTCTGTTATGATTTGGAATTCAATAAATGGTGGGTAGACGCATTCGAACCGCCTCAAATTCACGAGAGTTGGATGGAAGCTTGGATGCCTCTGCCGGAGCCCCCAAAATGAAACCCTACCAATCCTGCGGCCCCCACTGGACCTACGGCTGGCTGCGCCGCCCGGAGCTAGACAGTTGCGACGAGGGCTATTGCTACGAAGCGCCTGACGGCCTACTGATCTATTCCTCGCAGGAGGACCACATCGAGGTCATGACGCTGTTCGAGGTCATCGGCGAGGACGGCGAGCCCTACCTCTGCGACCGGGAAGGCCTGAGCTGCTGATGGCCAGATACATTACATATGGCGACCAGAAGATCGACATCGACCAGACGCTCTATGAGCTGGATCTGGTGGATGCCGAGGAAAGCCTTGCGTCATTCGTCAAACAGGCGTGGGCCGTCATTGAGCCCGGCCAGAAGTACGTCCACGGCTGGCACATCGACTTCATCTGCGCCCACCTTGAGGCTATCACGGACGGCGTCGAGCTGGACAATGGCGAGCTGTACAACCGCCTGTTGATCAACGTCCCGCCCGGCACCATGAAGTCCCTGCTCTGCGGCGTTTTCTGGCCCGCGTGGGAGTGGGGGCCGCGCAACATGCCCCACCTGCGCTATGTCTGCGCCTCGCACAGCCTCGACCTCGCCATCCGCGACGGCCTGCGCATGCGGCGCCTGATTACGTCCGAGTGGTATCAGAAGCGGTGGGGCGACCGAGTCAACCTGACATCTGATCAGAATCAGAAAACCAAGTTCGAGAACACCTCGACAGGCTTCCGTCAGGCCGCCGCCGCTGGGTCGATCACCGGCGCCCGAGGCGACAGGGTCATCATTGACGACCCTCACAGCGTTGATGGCGCCAACTCGGACGCCCAGCGCGAGAGCACGGTCCAGTGGTTCCTTGAGGCCGTCCCGACCCGCCTCAACAACCCCGACAGCTCGGCCATCATCGTCATCATGCAGCGCCTGCACGAGGCCGACGTGTCCGGCGTCATCCTCGACAAGCGCCTCGGCTACGATCACGTCATGCTGCCCATGATGCTGGACAAGAGCCGCGCCTATCCAACCAAGCTCGGCATCGTGGACCCGCGCGAGGAGGACGGCGAGCTGCTCTTCCCCGCCCGCTTCCCGCAGGAGGTCGTGGACCGCGACACCAAGGTCATGGGGCCCTACGCCACGGCGGGCCAGTTCCAGCAGGAGCCAGCGCCCCGGGGCGGGGGCGTCATCAAGGCCGGGTGGTGGGAGACGTGGATGGATGAGGGCTACCCAGCCTTTGACTACATTATCGCCAGCATAGACACCGCCTACACGTCCAAGACCGAGAACGACCCCAGCGCCATGACGGTCTGGGGCGTCTTCAGCGGCGACATCACCAACTCCACCGCCGACAATTACGTCAACTCGCGCGGCAAGATGCGGAACACCGCAGACGAGGCCTCCCGCTTTGACGAGGGCGTCCGCATCCGCGACATGCTCGACCACAACCCCGAGAGCGTCCCCAAGGTCTTCCTCATGGGCGCGTGGCAGGAGCACCTCGAACTGTCTAAGCTGGTCGAGAAGGTGGCGGCCACCTGCCGCAAGTTCCGCGTGGACAAGCTCCTCGTCGAGGCCAAGGCGTCCGGCCTGTCCGTCGCGCAGGAGATCCGGCGCCTGTACGGGGCCGAGGACTTCGCCGTCCAGCTCATCAACCCCGGCTCGCTCGACAAGTTGGCGCGCGTCTACTCCATCCAGCACCTGTTCTCCGAGGGCATGATCTTCGCCCCCGACCGGGCTTGGGCGGACATGGTGATCCGCCAGTGCGAGGTGTTCCCCAAGGGCAAGCACGACGATCTCGTGGACACCGTCTCAATGGCCCTGCGCCACCTGCGCGAGACCGGCTTGCTCGTCCGCGCGCCGGAGCGTATGGCTGAGATCGACGCCGGGCGCCGCCACATCGGCTCGGCTCCCGCACCCCTCTACCCCATCTGAGGCCACCGCCATGATCAACGCCAGCGCCGTCGTCGATGTCATCACGCCCAACACGCCCAAGCGGATCGGGAACTTCCGGGTCGAGGTCTGGGGGCAGGCCCCCTACGACTTCGTGCGTCACTATGAGATCATGGCCCAATCTGATACAATCGCGGCACAGCAAGGCATTGCCCGCTTCGTCGCGGAGATGGAAGCATTGCCCGAGCCGCCCGTTCAAGGATCGTAACCATGCCTTTGCCCGGCCTCGCGCCCCAGAACATCCGCCTGCCCGGCCTGCCCGACGCGGCGATCCCGATGGCGCCCGACGTGATCATCGAGGCGGACGACGGCCCGGCGCCAGAACTGAACGACAACGAGCCAATCCTGCGCATTGAGCACGACGACGGGTCGATTTCGATCAGCATGGACGGCAAGTCCCTCGTCGATCAGCCCGGCAAGGCCAAGGGCGAATGGTTCAGCAACCTCGTCGAGGACATCGACCAAGGCGCGCTCGGCTCCATCTCCGACGAGCTGCTGCGCGGCATTGAGGACGACATTGAGAGTCGCCGCGACTGGATTGAGGGCCGGGCGCAGGGCATCAAGCTGCTCGGCCTGAAGCTGGAGATCCCCGGCATTGCGGGCGGAGCGGACGGCGCACCCGTTGAGGGCATGTCAAGAGTCCGGCACCCCCTGCTGCTTGAGGCGGTCCTGCGCTTTCAGGCCAACGCCCGCTCGGAGCTGCTCCCGACTGATGGGCCGGTGAAGATCAGGGACGACAACAACAACGCCACGCTGGAAGAAGACACACTTGCCAATGCGCTTGAGCGCGACCTCAACCACTACCTGACGGCCACGGCGTCCGAGTACTATCCCGACACCGACCGCATGCTCCTCATGCTGGGCTTTGGCGGCACGTCCTTCAAGAAGGTGTACTTCTGCCCCTTGCGCGGGCGGCCCGTGTCCGAGTCCGTCGATGCTGATGACCTGATCGTCAACAACGCGGCGACCGACTTGCGCAACGCTAAGCGGATCACCCATCGCTCGATGATGCGCTCAAGCACCGTCAAGCGCCTCCAGATCCTCGGCGTCTACCGCGACGTGGACCTGCCGATGGCCAAGGACCCCGACCTCGACGCGGCGCAGCGCGAGGAGCGGGCGCAGCAGGGCATCTCGGCTGGCTCCTTCCGGCCCGAGGACCGCGACCGCGAGATCTATGAGTGTTACTGCGAGCTGGACATCCCCGGCTTTGAGCACAAGTACAAGGGCAAGGAGTCCGGCCTTGAGATCCCCTACCGGGTGACCATCGACCTGTCCTCCCGCGAGGTTTTGTCCATCGTCCGCAATTACGACGAGGACGAGGCCGACCTCCCCGAGGCGCGCACCAACTTCGTCAAGTACACGTTCGTCCCCGGCCTTGGCTTCTACGACATCGGCCTGCTCCACATCCTCGGCAACACCACCAACGCCATCACGGCGGCTTGGCGCGAGATGCTGGACGCGGGCATGTACGCCAACTTCCCCGGCTTCCTCATGGCGGACACCGGCGCCCGGCAGAACACAAACATCTTCCGCGTCCCGCCCGGCGGCGGCGCCCTCGTCAAGACCGGCGGTATGCCGATCCAGCAGGCGATCATGCCGCTCCCCTACAAGGAGCCCGGCCCGGCGCTGATGAACCTCGTCTCCAACATGGCCGAGACCGGCATGAGGGTCGGCGGCACGTCTGAGATGCAGGTGGGCGAGGGCCGCGCCGACGCGCCGGTGGGCACGACGTTGGCCATGATCGACCAAGCCACCAAGGTCCTGAACGCCGTCCACAAGCGGATGCATGCGGCGCAGGCGCAGGAGTTCCAGCTTCTGACCCGCTGCTTTCAGGAGAACCCCGAGAGTTTCTGGCAGCGCAACAAGAAGCCCGCCTACCCGTGGGACGAGGCGACGTTCCTCGCCGCGCTCGATGACTGCCAGCTTGTCCCGCAGGCCGACCCAAACACGGCGAGCCACAGCCAGCGCATGATGAAGATCATGGGCCTGAAGCAGCTTCAGCAGGGCAACCCCAGCCTCTACGACCCCATCGCCATTGACACCGCCGCCTTGCAGGCGATGGGCTGGAGCAATCCCCAGCAGTTCATGGTGCCGCCCTCCTCGCTCCAGAACAAGCCCCCGCCAGAGGTCCAGTACGCTCAGGCGATGGTGCAGATCAAGAAGCAGGAAGCCGACGCCAAGACGGCGATGGTCGGCGTCAAGCAGCAGGAAGTTGCGGCCAAGATGCAGGAAGGCCAAGGCGTTCAGGGCGCCCAAGGCCCCACCATTGAGGACCAGATCAAGATGGCCGAGTTGCAAGCCCGTCAGCAGGAAATGCAGCTTGACCAGAAAGACTCGATGATGGACGCCATCAACCGCAAGCGCGACCGCGAGAGCCGCGAGCGTCTGGCGGCGGTCAAGCTGGCCGAGACCATCGCGACGGTGCCCGGCGCGGAGCAGGCGGTGCAGAGCCTGCTGGACCCCGGCATGATCCAGCGCCTTGAGAGCAACGAGCAGCCCCTGACGGAGTCGTAAGATGGATGATCTCGTCGCCAAGGCCCTCCACGCCGCGCGCCAGCACTTCGACGAGGGCGGCTTCCTTGAAAGCCTGCGCGGCATGTTCTCCGGCCCCGACTACCTGTCCACTGGCGAGGTGGCGTCTCCGACGAACTGGGGCGATCCCGAGGTGGCGTCTGACTTCTTCAAGGCCGACCGCGCCCTTCGCTTGGCGCGCGAGGTGCAGGCGTCTGAGCCTGCTCGCGATATGCCGCTCCGTCGCCCGGCGCCTGAGGCTGCGCCGCGCCAACAGATTGTCGCCGCGCCCCCCGCACCGGCCCCTGCGCCCGCACTAGTGCAAGCGTTTCGCCCCGTAACAACTTTGCCGATTGGCGATGTTGAGCCGCATGACTTTCCGCCGATCACAACGCCCAGCTTGGCGTTTGGTGAGCCGGTGTATGGGGAGAAGACCCAGCGCCTTGGCGGCGGTGAAGACCAGAATAAAGCACCCGCAGTGCAGATGGATTACACCATTGGAAATGCAGGGGCGCTTTGGCCATCGTCTGGAAATGATATTCAAACTTACGCAGGGATTGTTCCAGAAGATTTTAATGAGGGCATTGGTAACCCAATGTCTGTCGATGACGTGCGCCAGTCCATGATGTTCCGGCCTGAGCCAAGGGCCGAGGTTGCCCGCGCCGTCTCACTGGCGCGGAACCTTGCGCCTGCGCAGCCAGAAGCAATCCCCAGCGCCGCCGACGCCCTCGCCGCCGTTGAGAAGTTTCAGAACGCTGGGATCTTTTCCGGCAATGAATACGACAAGGCTGGTGAGATCCTCGCGGCCCACAACCGCGCCATGTTTGACAGCATCCCCGTCGAGGAGGCCCTGCGCCTCAACCGCGCCGCCGGGCCAATGATGATCAATCAGGGCATGCCAAGGGAAGAGCGCCCCACCGTTCGGCCCATCGCCTACAGCCCCGAGGCGCCAGCGGCCCCCGCCGCTGCGGCGATTAATCAGGCGACCGGCAAGCTGACGGCCCGCGCCCCGCAGGGCCCCGACCTGAACGACCGCCAGCGCGATCTGATCATCCGCACCATTGCGGCGGAGACGAGCGGCAAGAGCCCCGAAGAGTCGCAGGCCATCGCCCATGTCATCCTCAACCGCATCCAGTCCGGCAAGTACGGCGCAACGCCTGAGGCCGTGCTGTTTGCGCGCAAGCAGTTCGAGCCGTGGAGCAACCCCAACGGCGCCAACTACCCCATGCGTTTCACGCCTGAGAGCCGCCGCTACGGCCTCGGCCAGACGGCGCTTGACGCGGCGCTGGGCGCCGAGGACATAACCAAGGGCGCCACCAACTTCTGGGCGCCCAAGGCGCAGGCTGCGATGGGTCGTCGTCCCCCCAAGTGGGGCCGCACCGGCGGCGTGGACATTGGCGAGACGCGGTTTCATAACCTGAGCAGGGCTGAGGGCGGCCTCGTCGATGACGCGCTCCACGTCGTGCGCGAGCATCACGCTGACGGCAAGGCGGTGGGGCGGGCGCCGGAGATGCCAGAAACGCCAACCCCTGAAGACGCTGCGGTTACTATTGCTCGCCGCCAGCCGGTGACGCCCGCCTCGCTGGCACGCGCTTGGACGCCACCCGAGGAAGCGTTTGGTCCAGAAGCCAGCAAATTTGTGCAGACGTATCCCGAGAAGCTTGGTGAGGCCCTCTACAATGCACCGGGCGCTATTGCCCACAGCATTAAAGATCCATTTGATCTTGCCAATCAGGCATATCAAGGCCAACTGCCACCCAACTATTTTCAGACAGACGAAGGAATGGGCCGCGCATTCAATGCTTCTATGATGCCAGTGACTGGCGGTTTTGCGTTAAGTCACGCAGTTGGCCCTGCTGTGCAATCAGGCGAGACTATGCTTGGCATGGCCGTAAAGCCAAAGGGTGGGAATTGGATCAAAGGTAGTGTTGAGGCCGAAACTGAAGGACTAAAGAACCGCGATCTTGCACGGGCTCTTCAAGAACCCGCAGACTTGCCTGCCGCAAACATAGCAGTCGATGATCCAATAAATAACTGGATTGATAAGAAGCTCAACAAGTACATCAAAAATGAAATGGGAACACCTGAAGACCCAATACGCCCGTTGGCTGAACGGGATATTCTTCATATTAAACCAGAACTTATGTTTCCAACATATAAGGATAGGCCCGGTCAAACCCGGCTTGCTCAGTCTAATACAGCTAGAGCTTGGGAAGATGTTTCTGATCGTAGCATCGTAGGCGGCCCTGCCAAAAACTACTTTGATTACGATCAAGGTATCCCGTGGGCTGGAGCACAAGAAGTGTATGAAAAAAACCCTTGGCTTGAAAAAGTTTTGCCTGAGACAACAGTGTATGAAGCAAACGCCAGCAGGCAAATAACCAACGATCTTGGCTTTGATCATCTTGTTGATGAACTGAAGAACACTGTTCGCCCTGACAGCGACTTGCCAACTCATTTGCGTATGACCCCTGACAAACTTGACAAAGTGTCGATGCCACAGGCGGTCGAACTGGTGTCAAAGATCAATAAATGGCGCGAAGAAGCGGCGGCTAATGCTCTTGCCGTGAATGCAAACAATGAAGCAACGCACCTCGTCAAAGAATATCCAGACAAGGGTTACAAGTGGGTTGAACTTAAGCCCCCAACTACGGTGAGCGAAGAGGTTCTGCAATCTCTTAATCCGTTTGAAAAGAATCTTTATCAGCGTTACTTGGAAGCTGGAGATACGCCATATAACGCCCTGCAAGGCGTTATTGGCGATCAAGCCAAAGTTAGCCCCGCACTCAAAGCTGCCTTGAAGTATGAAGGCGACATGATGGGTCATTGCGTTGGCGGCTATTGCGACAACGTGGCTGCTGGTGAGTCGCGCATCTTCTCCTTGCGTGACTCAAAAGGTCGCCCGCATGTGACGATTGAGACTGAGCCTAGCCGCCACCTTGCTGGCTTTGGTAACGCAATCAATAAAATTGAGCCGGGTCTTTGGGAGAAAATGGTTAATGAGGGCGGCCATATAAACTCCTACAAATGGCTTCAAGAAAACCGGCCTGATATTTACAACAAAATGAAAGCTGAAAACATTGTTCAGGTTAAGGGCAAAGGCAATTTGGCTCCAAAAGATGAATATCTTCCTTTTGTTCAAGATTTTATCAAATCTAAAGATTGGAACGTCATTGAAGACCTCCACAACACGGGGCTTTACGAAGTTAAACCGGGCCAGCGTTTGCCGGGTTTCGCCAAAGAGATAGAACCCGGCCTATACTCAATGGAAGACTTCCAAAAGATGGCGGTCGAGAACGAGATGCCGCAAGAAATTATGGACCAATGGATGACCAAGTTGAGGAACCCTCGCGACTACGCTTCCGGCGGCGCAGTTAAGGATGCTTCATGCGGCTGTGAAAAGCCCACAGACGGCGGCTCTGTCGTGGATCGCGCGCTTATGTTAGTATCCCAGCAAGCTTGATGTTGCCCAAGCTATCCCTTCAGGCAGCACCGGGGACGCCCGGAACCTCCGAGGAGCAAAAGCATGTATGAGATGGCAAAAAAGGCCCGTGAGGCCATGCGCGGCAAGGCCAAGCGCCTCGCCGGTGAGAAGGACCAGAAGGTGGACAGCTCCAACTGGACGCCCGGCGATCCCATGGACGCGGACGTGAAGACGGGTATGCGCCCGATCTCCAAGCAGGGCTTCAAGCGCGGCGGCAAGATCGCTGGCGCCAAGGCCGAGGTCCACGCGGGCCGCAAGCCCCGCAAGTCTGGTGGCCGCGCCATCACTGCCGACAGCCTCATCAACCGCGACCAGAAGGAAGCGAATGAGGGCCGCGAGGGCAAGAAGCACGTTGGCGGCATGAAGAAGGGTGGCCGGGCGGGCAGGCTCTTTGGCGGCGCCATTGACAACCTTCTGACATCCAAAGCCATACAGGGCGAGAGCCCCGCTTCGATGGAGCAGTTGCTCAAAGGGTTCTCGGATGGCAAAAAGTCTGGTGGCCGCACCGGCAAGGCCATGGGCGGCTCGCCCACCGACATGCTGAAGAACTCTATGAACCCCCAAGCCTACATCAGAAACGTGCTCGGGCCGACCATGGGCATGAAGAAGGGCGGCAAGGCCAAGAAGGCCAATGGCGGCGGGACGATGGACCGCGTCAAGAACCCCAACCCCAGCCCGGACTACCAGCCCAGCAAGCCCGACCCCGACTACAAGGTCGAGGGCGGCCCCTCGCAGGAGGACAAGGACGCGCTGACCAAGAAGATTGAGGGCCTGAAGAAGGGCGGTCGCACGGCCCGCAAGGCTGGCGGCAACGTCAACTATGGCCCCATGGAGATGCCCGCTGGCAAAAAGGGCATGAGCACCTCCGAGCAGGTTGCCCTTGAGAAGAAGCAGGACGCGGCGTCCAAGCCCACTCGCGGCAAGGCCGTGAACAAGGAGCGCGGCGGCGAACTTGCCCCCTACGGTGGGACAACTCCCGTCCCCATCATGGGCCCCGACCCGAAGAGCATTGTCCAGAGGAACGCCATGAACTTTGGCGCTGGCACCTCCGGCTCGCCCTACGTCAAACGTGGCGGCGCGATCAAGCACGAAGACGTGGCCGAGGACAAGGCGCTCATCAAGAAGATGGTGAAGGCCGAGGCGCGCACCGCCAAGTTTGGCGGCGGCGGTCTGAGCGCCCCCAAGAAGGGCGGCAAGGGCAAGACCAACATCAACATCGTGATCAACCCGGGCGCCAAGCCGGACGATCAGATGGGTGGTATGCCTCCCATGCCCCCCGGCCTGCCTCCCCGCCCCGCTGGCGGCATTCCCGTGCCCATGGGTATGCCTCCCGCTGGCGCTGCGGCCCCGATGCCCATGCCGATGCCGATGCCCGGCCCCGCCGGTCCCGCTGGGCCCGCTGGCCTCCCTGCAATGGGCCGCAAGGCCGGTGGCAAGGTCTACCGCACCTACAAAGATATGGATGCAGGCGCCGGTTCGGGCCTCGGTCGCCTTGAGAAGACCGAGATCCAGAAGCGCAAGGCGTAAACAATTCGCAGGCAGCTCGGTACTGCCTGCGGGTAACGGGACGGCTGGTTTGACCCCCTCTGCCAGCCGTCCCACTTACATCGAGGGGGAGCAAAGAGGGGTCTATGCTTACGCTCAACACGCTCTTCGAGCGCGAATTGAAGAAATTAATCGCATCCGCCGTGGAAGATCGCAAAGACAATCTGTCCACAGGCTTGGCAACGATTGATTTCCCAACTTACAAACACCAAGTAGGAATAATCACCGGCCTCCGCATGGCTCTTGAGATGTGCGACGAGGCGGCGACGGTCTGTAACCGCGAGGAGCGCGGCCAGTAAAGGAGGGGGTCTACATGTCCAACGTATCCGCACACCACAACATTACGATGCACCATGAAGTCGATCCAAAGGACGTTCTGCTCAAAGAACTTGGCGACATCTCCGGGGTCGAGTTGCTGAACACTCAGGTGCTTGTCGCCGTGTACATCCGCCCCGAAAAGACCAAGGGCGGCATCATCATGACCAGCAAGGCCCGCGACGAGGATCGCCACCAGTCCAAGGTTGGCCTGATCCTCAAGACCGGGCCCTCCGCATTCGTCGATGAGGACGGCAAGTGGTTCTCCAATCTTGACCTGAAGGCTGGCGATTGGATCGTTTTCCGCCCCAGCGACGGGTGGAACGTCACCGTCAACGGCGTCCTGTGCCGCATGTTCGACGACACGGCGATCCGCGCCCGCATTCCGCACCCCGACAACGTCTACTGAGGAAAATCCCATGTCAGACACCGAAAACAAGGTCGAAGACGACGCGAACGACGAGATTGAGGTCGTAGAAGTCGAAAATCCGCCCAAAAACGCTTCAAAAGAGCAGATTGAACCCCAAGAGGGCATTCAAGAACTCAAAATGAAGCTGGAACAGGAGCGCGCGGCCCGTATTGAAGCCGAAAAGCAGGCCCGCGCGGCCCACAACTCCGCCGCCGAGGCCAAAAACGAGGTGCAGGACACCAACTTGCAGCTCGTGCGCAACGCCATCGACACGGTAAAGCGCAATAACGACATCCTCAAGTACAACTACAGCGAGGCCATGTCGGTCGGCGACTACACCAAGGCCGCCGAGATCCAAGAGACCATGGGAATGAACTCCGCCAAGCTCATGGAGCTGGAGCGGGGCCGGTCCCACATGGAAAACGCGCCCAAGATCACTCCGCAGGAGCCTGTGCGCCGCGCAGACCCCGTGGAAGATCTGGCGTCCCAGCTTTCCCCTCGCTCGGCGGACTGGGTGCGCCGCAATCCGCAGTGCGTGACGGACCCGCGCATGTATCAGAAGATGGTGGCGGCCCACAACATTGCCGTGGCTGACGGGTACACGCCCGACAGCGACGACTACTTCGGCCAGATTGAGGACACGCTGAAGATCAGCAAGCGCGTCAACACGGACTATGACGACGACCCCACCTCGGGCGCCGCCAAGGTCACACAGCGCCGCTCGGCCCCGCCCGCAGCCCCCGTCTCGCGCGGTGGTGGTGGCACGGGCTCCCGCCCCAATGAGGTCCGCCTCACCCGGGACGAGATTGAGACGGCGCGCGACTTGGGCATGACCGAAAAGGAATATGCCCGCAACAAGATGCTCCTCAAGAAAGAGGGACGGATGCAATGAACGCCAAATTTCAACGTGTAATCGCCGAGAAGTCGGCCATGTCAACAACCCCGGAGCGCCCAGCCATGAGGCCAGAACTGCGTGAAGACGACCCCCGCGCCCGCGCCGCAGCGCGCGCCGCCCAAATCCGTGACGACAATGGCGGCATGGATGAGGGCACCGACGAGTTCTACATCCCCAAGGGAATGGTGCCGGACGGCTGGGTCTACGAGTGGAAGCGCCACACGATCTGGAACCAAGAGGACCCGGCCTACACGGTGCAGCTTGCCCGCGAGGGCTGGGAGCCGGTGCCCGCCAGCCGCCACCCGACTTGGATGCCCAGCAACTGGGAGAAGGGCAGCATTGAGCGCAAGGGCATGATTCTCATGGAGCGCCCGAAGGAGATCTCCGACGAGGTGCGCCGCATTGATTATCGCCGCGCCCGCGAGCAGGTGCGGATCAAGGAGTCGCAGCTCTCGGGCACCCCGGACGGCACGATGGACCGCGTGGCGCCCAGCATCAAGAAGACCTTTGACATGCCGATTCCCGAGGATCTTTAACACCGATCAGGGGGCCCTAACCGGCCCCCTTTTCTTTATTCCCTGCGAAATTCCCCATGAAATGTTTTGGAAGCATTGTCATAAGCAAATTTTGCGTCTTCAATCTTTTCAAAATCACCTAACCAATGTCGTTTTCCATTTAATTTTATTTGAGCCCGCCATTTTTCTTTTTGTTTATAAAAATGAACTCCTTTGACGCCGCTTTTGTTATGTTTAGGTAATCCAATGTTTCTGCAATTATCGGCATGTGTCGCCAACCTAAGATTAAAAATCCTATTATTTGATTTATCTCCATCAATGTGATCAATTTGATGATTAGGGTTTATTTCACCATTAATCAAAAGCCAAGCAAGTCTATGTGCGGCATAATATTTTTTCTCTATGTAAATTCTAATATAATTTCTATCTTTAAGCCCGACAACTTGTCCGACTTTACAATATTGATGAAATATGTTCGACGTAAATACTCCTGTTTTGGGGCAGTACGTTACATATTTGTCTACAACATCTTTATTAGGAAGGTCGTTTATCTTTACCGGCATGATAGTTTATCCCTATGTCTCACACAGGTAGACTACTGTTTTTCTAGTATGTTTGCAAGCGTAAGTTTTTGCTGTATATTGATGATACTGCCTTGACGGCATTTCCTGCCCCGGCGCGCAGGATCATCTGCCCCTGCCTATGATGCTGCCCCGGCGCGCAGCTAATAGGCTTCCCGTAAAAAGGAGACCCCGTCATGGCGAACACTGCCGCCTATAACGGTTTTCAACAGTACAGTGGCACTGGCTCTGCGCCGACCTATGAGCAGGTTGCGGTCCAGATTGCCTACAATGCCTCCGCCATCTACTACGGCGACCCCGTAAACCCCGACGCCAACGGCTACGTCGTTGTCGGCGTGACCACCGGCGCATCCGCCAACACCCAGATCGCTGGCGTGTTCGTCGGCTGCCAGTATCTGTCGGTGTCGCAGAAGCGTACCGTCTGGTCCAACTACTGGCCCGGCTCCGATGTCGCCTCGACCAACGTGGTCACCGGCTACATCATCAACGACCCCAACGCGAAGTTCGTCGCCCAGTTCGGCAACGTCAGCGTCAGCCAGTCCTATGTGAACTCCGCTGTCGGGTTCAACATCGGCACGGGCAACACCTCCAACGGCATCTCGGGCGCCTTTCTTGCCACCCTCGGCACGACTGACACCACTTTCCCGTTCAAGGTCGTGTCGCTCATTACTGACCCGCCCGGCGTGAACGGCACGGAGTCTGGTGCTTACCAGAAGGCTGTCGTGGCGTTTAACTTCGTCCAGACCAAGGCCCTTCCGGGCGTCTAACAAGGAGTAGGATCAATGGCTGTCAATCTTTCAGCGATTAAAGATCTTCTCCTCCCCGGTCTCCGGGGCGTTGAAGGTCAGTACGAGCAGATCCCGTCGCAGTACGACAAGATCTTCACCAAGCACGACTCCAAGATGGCTTTGGAACGCACCGCTGAGATGCGCTTCCTTGGCTACGCCCAGCTCAAGACCGAAGGCGGCCAGACCGCGTTCGACAACGGCGCTGGCGAGCGTTTCGTGTACAATCAGGAGCACACCGAGATCGGCCTTGGCTACGCGATCACTCGCAAGGCCATTGACGACAACCTCTACAAGAGCCAGTTCGCCCCGTCGAACCTCGGCCTGACGCAGTCCTTTGCGCAGACCAAGGAAATCTACGGCGCCAACGTGCTGAACACCGCCACGACCTATAACGGGTCCATCGGCGGCGACGGCAAGGCCCTCGTGGCGACGGACCACCCCATCGACGGTGGCACGATCTCGAACTCCACCACGAACGACCTGAACGAGAGCACGTTGCTGGCTGGCATGATCGCCATCCGCACGAACTTCCGCGATCAGGCCGGTCTGAAGGTGTTCGCTCGCGGTCGTCGTCTGGTTATCCCGCCCGCCCTTGAGCCGGTGGCGATCCGCCTGACGAAGACTGAACTGCGCCCCGGCACTGCGGACAATGATGTCAATGCGATCATGTCCACGGCTGGCGGCCTGCCCGAGGGCTACATGGTCAACGACTATCTGACCTCTGCCCGCGCGTGGTTCCTGCTTACGAACATTGATGGGCTCTCCTATATGGAGCGCATTAAGTTCGAAACAGACATGCAAGTCGACTTCACTACAGACAATTTGCTTGTCAAAGGTTACGAGCGCTACAGTTTCGGTTACTATAACTTCCGTTCTATCTTTGGAGCGTTCCCCACTTAAAATCACTGGTTTTCTGGGATAAAACAGACGATACAAGTTTCATGTTGACTTTCAATAAGCTTCTGGGTACTTTCAGAATGTCTTTAAAGGAGGACAACATGAAACTGCAAGAACTGAGTTACGACGAAGTATCTGAGGCTATCGCCTACGACCCAGAAACCGGCGCTTTTATTTGGAAAAAGGATGTTTCGAAGAGCATCAAAAAAGGCGTGGCGGCGGGAACTGTAAAAAGTACCCGCCACCGCACCACGGGGCAGACCAAGTCCTACCTTTATATCCGTTATAAAGACCGGGAAATGGTTGCCTCAAGAGTTGCGTGGATGTTGCATTACGGCGTGTGGCCTGATCGGTCTGTGATGTTCGTGGATGGTGACACGACCAACCTCAAAGTTTCAAATTTGAGGTTGTCGGACTCAACAACCAGAACAATAGGTCCTGATGGCCGCGTTAGCAGCAAAATGTCTCGTGAAAAGCAGAGGCACTATGGCCTCAAGCGTTATTACGGGCTTTCGTTGAACGACTACGCCGAGATGTACCGTGTCCAAGATGGCAAGTGCGGGATCTGCAAGTTGCCGGAAAAGGACAAAGATCGCCACGGGAATGTTCGCGTTCTCGCCGTCGATCACTGCCACAAGACTGGTTCCGTGCGTGAGCTTTTGTGCTATTCTTGCAATAGCATGTTGGGTCAGGCGAGGGACAACATTGAAGTTTTGCTTGCGGGCGCCGACTACATCAGGAAGCACTCCGCTGGCGAATAGACTAGGCAACCCGATCACGCAGACCGGCCTAGCGGGCGCTGCACAGACTTCGTGATCTCATCGTGCAGGAGGCTCTTATGGGCATCACTACATTTACCGGCCCCATCAAGGCTGGCAATGTTCTCAACACGACCGGCACCACTGCCGGTACGGTCAAGAATGTTGGCTTCGTTATGATGGTACAGATCGCGCCTATCACGCAGGCAGCTACGGCCACGGCCTACGCCACGCCTATCGTCATCCCCGCTTACAGCCACATTGTCCAGATTCAAATCTTGGCGACGGTGGCTTGGAGTGGTGCGGCTTCAACCATCAGCCTTGGCACTTCCGCGACTGCAACTGAACTTGTCTCGGCGGGTTCCGTGGCTGCCATTGGCATCAACGGCCTGACTCCCGGCACCGACGCCACTCGCACGGCGCTCTGGTCCAACATCGGCGCAACCGACGTAATCGTCTACGCCCTGTCCGCCAACACGGGAGCCGGTGTCGGCGACCTTGTCGTCCGTTACGTTCAGGCTGAGAACGCCTAAGTCACAGGAGATCGTCATGAAGGGTAAGTCTGGAACTCGCGAAGCCAAGTCGATGAACGCCTACTCGGGCGGCACCAGCACTGTGGCCTCTGAAATGATGAAGCCCACGGGCGGATTCAAAAAGGGCGGCAAGATTGGCATGAAGGCCGAGGGCGTCATGTCCGAGGCTCACGCCGGTCGCAAGCCCCGCAAGAGCGGCGGCAGCGTCATGTCTTCTGCCGCTGGCGGTACGCCTCGCGGCAAGGGTGCAAACTACTAAGTCGTCCTCCCCCGACTCGGTGGTTCTGCGGGGGGCATTCGTGTCCCCCGCGTTTTTATGGAGCTTGCAATGTCTGGTGCATGGACACGCAAAGAAGGCAAGAACCCCGCTGGCGGCCTGAACGCCAAGGGACGCGCGTCTCTCAAAGCCGAGGGGCACGACATCAAGCGTCCCCAGCCCGAGGGCGGGTCGCGCAAGGACAGCTTCTGTGCTAGGATGACCGGGATGAAGCGCAAGCTGACCGGGTCCGCGAAGGCCGCAGATCCTGACAGTCGCATCAACAAGTCGCTCAGGAAGTGGGACTGTTAATATGCCTGCCAAGCCTCAAAATTCTGGTCTCTGGGGGCGCGCCAAGGCGGCGGCCAGAACCAAATTTGATGTTTATCCGTCAGCCTACGCCAATGCCTTTGCCTCTAAATGGTACAAGCAGCATGGCG